AATATAGTAGGAACATAGATTCCCGCACTGATACTGCTGACTTCAACTTTGGCAAATGAACCTATCACAGTTGAGTTGGAAAAGTTGGGTTTGTTTGTTGATCTGTTGAAAGCAATCTCATCAACCACAATGGTTTGATAGTCTGCGGCAAATGTCCAACCTGTGATATTGACCGCTGTGCCAGCTTCATTCTTAAAGGTATAGATCAGAGTTTTTTGATTTGAGGGAAATATATTTTCAACCTGAACTGAATCAGGTCCTCCAATATATTGTTGGAAGTTTAATACACCGGGCATAATGGGCTCCTAAGGGATAATGCCATTGCGCTGAGGCACAATGGATACATTGTATTTAACGGATATTAAGGAAAGTGGTTGATAATCACCACTTTCCTAAAGGACATGTAGAACTGTATATTCTTGTTTTGATATTCATTAAGCAACCACATTGTTTACAGACATTAACTATGGGCAATAGTTGATCACAACCTTTACAAATGTCCAGTCTGGTTTGGCTTTGGCTTTCTTTATCAACAAGGAAATCAATTTCACTAATCATTGTTACTTGTATTTCTGTTTGTTCTTCTATATTTTTAGAACAGCAATTGGTATTTTCTTCCATATTAGAATCCATAAACTGTGGTAGTGGCTGATCCTGTTATTAGTCCGCTTGGTGCAACTGTGTTAAAAGTTGTAATAATTTGAATAGGAAATCCACCTAATACAGCTGAACTGGCCACTGCTTCTGTTGTGGCCACTGTGATTGTACTTGGATTGCCTTTGGTAACAGTCAAGGTCTTTGGAACATTCACTGTGGCTTCTCCTGCCAGTGCTTTTGGCAACGATACTGACTTTAGCGCGGCTACTGACTTAAGTTGATTATCAGTGCCATCATATGTACCACACCATACAACTGGTACACTAACATATATGCAAGAAGTATCAGCAGCAGGAGCAGTGTCATTGTCTAAAATTGTAATGGCTGCTGTTTTATCAAGTTGACCGCAAGGATCTGCTTGACCAGTATTAAATGTCACAGTGACAGTTTGTGTGCCAGTATATGCGCCATCATCAGTGGTAACCACTGACAATGTGGCTGAGTTACTGTTTACAGTGACATTACCAGTTAATGCTGTTGAAACTCTGCCGGTACCAGCGCCGGTGATTGTATATGGAACTGAAGTGCCATTGGCAACACCAGTAGTGGTCAATGTTACAGTACTGGTAGCACCTTCTGTGATACTGGCTGGACTGGCAGTAGTTACATAGGTAAAACTTAATAGATCATTGATAGTAACAGCTTTTGAAACACTGCCTATTGTAAAAGTTAATGTTTCAGTTTCAGCACTACCATCATTAGCAATAGGTATTGTTACAGTACCAACTTTGGTAGTTCCAGTTAATGGAAATGGTGTAATATCTGCGGCTGTGACACCTGTGATAGTATAAGAAAATTCATAAGTGGTAAGATCTATTAGACAAGCACAAGCATCACTAACTGCAACAGTTAATACTAAATTTGATCCTTCACACACACTGCTGTTGCCTGAAATGGTCACGGGTGGTGGTTTAATTGTTTTAAGTACTGCTGATCTGGTAGCATCACTAAATGTTTCTTGTGCGTTTTGTCCAGCAGTTTTATTTGTCAATGCCTGTGTAATTTTTCCAGTGATAGAATCTCTTGAAAATACAGAATTGATTAATCCAGTAACAGCAGAAGAAATAAGCAGTCGTTCAAGTTGTTTGCTGGTTGATTTATCTTCTTCATCTTTAGTAGCATCATTAATAGTTTTTACAATAATGCCGTTGGCTCTGGCTCTGGTCTCACGAAACACATCGGCATAATCATAAACAGTTGCATCATATTCAAGTGCTGTAATGCCTAATACAATATTATTATCATCACCATCTTCTTCGGTAATTTCTGTGATTCTAAACAACTTGGCAGTGAAGTCATACATTGTGCTGGTAACACTGATTATATCACCGGCTTTTAAGCCAAGTTTACTGAAGTCTGTTCTAAATTGTATAACTTTATCAACACGACTTTGTTTTAATTCCTGTAATGCTAATCTTTGAGCATGTTCTGGTTTGCTGACTAAATCTACTTTAAAGTTAAGTGTGTTGGCCATCTCATTAGGAAACATATCTCCTGCTGGGATTTCGTATTCTGTAAAATCATTTTCATGAAGTATGTCCTCATGTGGGAACTCAACCAAAACTCTATTGTAAAGTTCTCTAATGCCTTTACCACTTACATTGAGATTGCCTATGATGTTACTGTCAGTAAAACTGGCAACACTGGCGCCAGTTGTGTTAATAATTACTGACCAAAGACCAGTTTGAATATCAAAAGTAAACCAGCAGCCTGATGCAGTGGCAAGTTTTTGAATATTTTTATAAACACTTTGATTAGTATCGATGATACCATTAATTTGAAATGTTGAACTAATTGTTGCCATCTTGTTATCCTTATGTTTTATTAACTCTTTGATTTCTTGTGGCAGTTGCTGGTGTTGGAGTTGTGGCAGTATAAATTAAATTAAAGTTTGTATCAAAGCCAGTACTTGGAGTTACTATTAAATTATTTAAAACAGCATTAGTTGCATACTTAGTACCAACAATGGTGTAGGTTTTAGCAGTGCTATCCCATGTTAAACTTGATGGAGCAGCAACTTTGGTATACATGTAAACTGCTCCTTGATCAGTTGTTGGACTTGTATCTTCAACTATACATCCCACTGCTAAACAAGTACCTGAAGAATCCATAGTAATACTTTGACCAAAGAAATTATCATTTGCACCAGAATCGCTGGCATCTAAAACTTGAGATTCTGTCCAAGTTGAACCACTGCGTGTGAAAATATAAACACTTCCATTTCCATATCCACCACTTATACCACTAATAGCAGTAACGGCTAATATAGTTGCATCACTATTAAATTTAACCTTATATCCGAATTGCATGCTACTGTAGTATGTAAAAGATGTTGCTTGCAATCTTGTTTGTTCAGTCCAAGTTGAGCCACTGCGTGTAAAAATATAAACACTACCAGCATCTGTTCCAATACTATTATCATCAAGATCTGCACCAACAGCAAGATATGTTCCATCACTGTTAAGAGAGATGTTGTAGCCAAAATGATCAGCAAGCACACTATCACTACCTCTAACCTGTGCTTGATAAGACCAAGTTGATCCTGATCTGGTGTATATCCTTACATAACCTGCCAATGTTGTTCCATAGGCTACTGAACCTATGGCTAATATATTACCATTACTGCTTAAACTTACATCATAACCCACCAGATCATCAAGTCCGCCCAGCGGTCCTAATTTAGTTTGTTCAGTCCAAGTTGAGCCACTGCGTGTAAAAATATAAACACTACCAGCATTTGTTCCAGCACCATCATCGCCAGTTGCACCTACAGCAAGTGTATTTCCATCACTGCTTAAAGCAACACTGCCACCAAATACATCGCCGGCTGTAGCATCGCTGGCCTGTAATCTTGTCTGTTCTGTCCAAGTTCCGCCATTATTAGTGCTTGTAAAAATATAAACACTACCAGCATCTGTACCACCACTGTTATTATCACCAGATGAACCTACGGCTAAAGTTATTGGTGATGTTACACCATCACTGATAGCTATTCGCCCACCAAAATAATCTAATGTAGCAAAATCACTGGCAATTAAAGTTGTTACAAATGACCATGTAGTATTATAAATTGTATTTCTTCTATAGATATAAACTTGTCCAGCATCAGTAATGCCACCGGGATCCTTATACGGAGTGCTTACAGCCAAAATATTTCCATTTGATGTCATAGCAGAACTGAAACCAAAAAAATCAGCATTAGCAGCACCCGTCGGAATAATTTTTTGACTTTCATCTGGATTAAAGATACTTTGAAATCCATTTTCAAAATTAATTAATGATAATGCTGTAGTAGGTAAAGCAGACACTGTACTGGTATAAGAACCAAATCCTGATGCTGCAGAATCATTAATCTGTGGACCGTTACTAATAGTAGTTGATTGATTTATTGAATAAGTTTCATCAGATACTGTTGCAAGAAGAACAGTGGTATTAGTTGAATTTAATTGTTGTGTCTTAGTAGCAGTAGAAATATCAGTTGCGTTAGTTGCCACATAAGTTAAATTATATGTCCAATGATTATTAGCAACAGATACAACACTGATAGTTGATAAGTGACTGTTTACTTGTGTTTTAGTTCCCACAATAGTCAATACTTTTGTTGTACTATTAAAAGTACTGGTTCCGCCTGAGCCTGCACTACTTAAGGTTGTTACAGCATCAATTAATTCTGGAGTTACTGTCACAGTCCAAGTAGGCACTGATCCAGGATATTGTATTTGAGGCTCTCCAGTGATACTGGTAGTACCGCCTGAGGTATAAGTTGCATTAGTTGGAGTTGTTAATACTGTTACAGTACCAACATAGACACCTACATACCAACTCTTTGTCAAAGTTGAATTGTAAGTTATAGTAGCGGTATATTGCCAAAAGTCATTGTTAACACCTGTGGGGCTAAGCACTGTAGGACTGCGAACAATATCCCATATTGCTTTGCTTTTTACACCACTAATTGTGTAAACTCCTGTGCTGGGGTTAGTCACTGTACATCCTGTAGGCACAGTTGGCCAGGTCACTGTGGCACCTGCCGCTGCACTAACATTGATAGTATAAGTTACTGCTGCTGTTGCGTAGTTAATTACTTCTAATATTTGAATGCCGACAGGTACTGAGTGTGTGGTATTTTGTGTTGTAACAATTTCACCATTTGTTGGTGTTGTTCTATCAAATGTTACACCTGCTGTTCTATTGTCACTAAATTCATAGGCTGTTGATGAAAATGTGTTTAAGTCTTGTAAGGTGTTCATGATACATTAATCTCCGCAGCGGCAATGCCAGCACCGTATCTGGTATTGGTCATATAATCGTACATGCAGTCTCCGGGGAGATTCATTGAGTTTTCAAGTACAAATTTAAAATTGCCAAGTTCTGTAATATCTTTATCTTCTTTGTTGTAATCAATTCGTACAATGGCAAATATAAGATCATTCATCATATGTGCTGAAGTCCAACCAGGCATCACAGCATAGGCATTACTCAATGAACTGTTAGTATATCCGAAAGGAACTACTGGTGCTTGACTATTTCCATTAAAGCACCACACACGAATTAAACCATTAGGTGCAGTATCTTCGTTGCCATCACGGTCAAACCATTTAGTTACAGTGATTCCATCTGTGTCAAATACCAAGCGACAATCATCTCTGTAAATTGAATTAAATGTAAATGAACTGGCAGCACCTGCACCAAGAGTAAGATTGCCAGTCTTTTCACTTAGCACAATGACATAGTACATGGTTTTGTTGCTGTTGGTTAATTCAGCATCTATAACAATACCAGGAACTGAAGCTTGTCCATAAACTACTGGTATCCTATTGTCCATGTCTGGATCAAGAGTAATCCTTTTATAACTTTTATCATCTTTTTCATTTAACTTTAAAGCACTGCTGATCTTAGTCAATGCATAACCTGTTAACGCTGTTCTGGCAATGCTTGGTCCTAAGCCACTGCCCTTCATCCATTTAAATGCTGTAGAGCCAAGGTCTACAATGTCATCTATAAAACTCATGTTGGTGCTCCGAAATTGTAGAAACTATCTATTAAATTAGGTACTCGATCAAAACTTACATCAGTTGGATACAAGGCTTTTTGATCTACTGGATTTGTTCTACGACCTGACACTTTGTTATCAAGCACTTCAACAATGCTTGAACAGACAAGTGTAATTCTATTTGTGGCAGTTCTTGATTCAAAATCATATTCTTCATCAAGACTAAAGTTGTTTACTATTCCAAAGAAACGGCCTACTGGATTGCCTGCGATACTCAGCTGTGCCCCAGTTGTTGCATTAAAGAATACACGCCATACTTCAACAGGTGATCCTTTTATTTTGCTGTAGATAATTTCAGCAATGCTGCTATTTGGTATGCCGCTGAGTGTTATGGTAACACCTTGACTACTGGATGTTAGTTCACTGCTGGTTGCGGTAATACCAACAAGACGACCAAGTCCGGTATAACTTTCACCGTCAATGGTAATGGGTCTAATGTAATCACTAAACTTCAATACTTCAGCAGAGTAACTTCCACCACTGGTAGTTTTATATTCATCTACTTGTATTCTAACAAATAGTCCTGTTTCAACGCTGGTATATGAACTTAAATCAATTGGCATAATTAAGCCTCATAAAATACAAAAGGGCCACTCCAACTTATTTGGTCTCTGGCAAACAAACTCCATGTGGGGAAATCTTTACAGATCACAGTGAACACACAGTTGTCAGCAACTCTAAGTGCAATACTTGAACCACTGCTGTCAATCACAGGGCGGTGTAGTGTAACACTATTTGAATTGTAAGCAACATCTGCTGCCACAGTGTAACACTTGCCTGACGAACCTAATTGAATAATATCACCTGCTCTAAACTTATATCCACTTGATGTAGTAGGACTTGTAGTTAATGTTATTGTGTTTGAACCTTGTGTAATTGTGGCCACAAAGCCTGTGTAGTTTACACTATTGCCTTGGTACTTGATAAACCAATTAAGTCCAGTATCATTAAACTGCACTGTGGCAGTGGTTGTACGGTCCAATGCTTCTGCCTTACTGATATTTTGACGGTAATCAGTCCAGCGTGGCCCATCTGGTAGTTTAACTTCAAAACGCCATGCTTGACTGCCACGACTGACTGCTCTCACCGTGCCATCGCGGCTTTGTGTTGAAGCCACTACTTTTCTTCTATCTACTGAAATTGTTTCAGCGTTATCTATGATCCATTGAAATGACATTTTTATCTCCTACTTGGAATGCCTGCGGCACCTTGCATTGCTACTGCGTGAATAAAACTTGGATCACGAGCAATCATTGATTTGAAACTCTGTGCATCTACTGCACTGATATTGTATGTGACATACTGACTGCCACCGCCACCAAATGCACCATTTGGAACCACTGTGCCTGATGATCTTGGAACAAATAACTCAGGACCTTGTTCACCAACTACATATGGCTTGCCTGCTGTTGCTGGGCCACCGCTGGCAAGGAATCCAGGAATAATTGCTCCGCCAAATAGACCATTACTACCGCCCCCTGACATAGGACCAAACAAGTTGGCAAGTGTATTTTTAATTTGTGATCTGGCTATTTCACCAATCATTGAACTGACGAAATCTTTCCAACCCGATTTGCCTGTGGTAATAAACTTGACCCAAGAATCTTCAAGACCCTTAGTCAATGAATTAAAATATGTCTGCGCCTGTAGTGCAGAATTGTTTGCATCTTCGGAAAACTTCTTAAATGCATCATTCCATCCGTAACTAAATGTTCTTGACATCTCAGTTATTTTAGAAGTATTAGCAGTAAACACAGTAGTTGATTTGTTTAGTTGATCACCTTGTGTGATTAATGTTTCTAAGATTGCTTGGCCGGCAGCCTTGGTTATTTGACCATCAGCAACCTTTTTTCTAATACCTTCTTCAATATATCCGTTGATGTCTTGATAGCCTTTACCTAATAATGCCACATCTGTAGTTAATTCAGTAACAGCCCTGGACCCTGCAGATCTATCTGCTTCAGCAAGTTTTGATAATGATTCATTTAATAGGCCGCGAGTCTTGGTTATTTGAGCAAGTTTACCTTCTGCTTCAATCTTCTCATATATTCCTTTTTGGTTATTTTCAAAATTAGCAATAGACTCAAAGTTTTTAACTCTGCTTTCATTAAACACATCACTGGCCATTTTAAGTTGTCTTAAAAATCCCAAGTATTCAGCAGTTTGTGCAAGTTGATCAACGGATGCTTTCTTTTGTGAATCAGCTTTTTCATTAATAAGTCTTTTTTCTTCTGCATAAGCCGCTGCATTTCTTGCTTGACTTAGTTTGTCTAATGCATCAAATGCCTGTTTTGCTGTCAATAAGGCTGCATCTCTATCTTGTTCAATCTTAGCAGTTGTTTCAATAACTTTCTTTTCATCTTCACTCAATGCCAGACCATCATAGTCTGCCTTTAACTTCTTAAGAGATGTTTGATAATTTAATTCTAATTGAGCACCAGCTTTTTGTAAGGATGCTTTTTGTTTTTCAATAACATCTATTAGACCTTCTTGACTTCTTTTTGTCTTTTCAACAGCCTTAGGTTGTTCTTCAATCTTTGCAGTATTTTCTTCAGTGGCTTGCGCCATTTGATCGCTAACAGCATTGTATGTGGCCATACCTGCACCAATACTTAATAATGCGCCAGCAATGGCAATTAGCGGATTACCTTTGACCACAGCGTTTAGAGTTTTAACAACACCAATAAGTTTAATAAAGCCACCAAGTACAGCAGCACCAGTAACAATACTCAATGCAACTGCCATTAATTTCCAAAGTTCAACAAGATCTTTAACTTCAACTTTAAGATCTTTGATATATTTGAACAATGGTTGAAATGTTGATGCAAATGCAATTTTCAAATCTCCCATGATTGCGCTCATCTTATCAAATGCAGCGGCAGCATCTTGCACAGCCTGTTCATGTTCTTGATATTTTGCTGTTGCTTCTGCAGTATCATTTGCCAAATTTAATAAATCAGCGCCAAGTAATGTTTTATTGAAAATATCTTGAGCAAGAGCATTTCGTTCAATAGGATCTTTAATCTGGCTTAATGATTTGAATAACTTGTCTTTAAGTTCAGAATTACTCAATGATCCGAGATCTTGAATAGAAACGCCTAATCTTTCAAAACTTGTAAGAGTTTTTATGTTACCACTGTTGGCAGCTTCAACGCTGTTAGACAGTGCTTGAAATATGCCGCCTACCTTACTGGCATCGCCACCATTTTGTTGTAGAGCTTTACCAAGTGCTAAAACTTCAGCTGTGGCTAATTGATGTGCATTGGCAATGTCAACAACTTGATCTGCATAATGAGCAGTGGCTACTCCAGCAGCCGCTAATGCTCCAGTTAATCTTTGAGCATAATCACCTGCTTTACTAAAAACAGATTCAAAGTTTTTGCCTACAGATTCAATGCTTGAAACAAGTTTTTGTAAGTTGGCAATGGCACCATTAACTTGTACATTAACCGCCAGTGTTGTATCATTAGAGGCCATTATTATACTCCAGTAATTTGTTTAACTCTTCGAGCAATGAACTCTTGAGTGGGTTTTATCATACCCTTAGGTGCCTGTTTACTACCACGCATTCCTTTACCAGTCATGTGTCGACCTTTGTCTAACACTCCAGCATACTGATAGTTGGCATTGATGGTGTCACCGCTTCTTGTTGTTTTGCGTTTGGCATTGCCAGTATCAACAGGAGTAACTTTAACAAACTCTTGATATGCTTCACGAGGCAGAGTTGCAAGTTGTCGTTGAATATTTCGTATCCAAGGACCTGTGTTATTTTTTATATCTACCGTAAACTGAATACTCATTATTTGCCCCTTGCTCTTTTTAACATATCTAACATTTCTTCTTGTGTTAAATTATGATTACTTTTATCTGTCTCTACACCATTAGCAACATCAGTCTGATGATTACGCCATTTAGCACTAAGATCAAGAACATGCAAATCAAATGTTGTTGCTCGGGCCAATGCTTCACTTGGCAAACAGTTATATCTATGAGCGAGGTTATCAATTGTTAATAACATCATAGTATTCTGATCATTCCAATCAGGAACCCCGCCTGTTACTTTCCCAATGATTCAACTATTTTTGCAATGGCTTTAATTAGCACATGGCTTGGTAACATTACATCATCCTTGATAATTTCTTTTCCTTCTTCATCAAGAATTAGTGTTCTAACAATACTAATCATGCTATTGATATCTTTGGTATCACTGTTGGCCAACTTCATAAAAACTTCTAATGGTTGACGATCCCATGACCAAAATTCCAATGGTTCATTAAACTCTGCTTGAATCTCAGAGTCATCTAATACAATTTTGATTAGTTGTGGTTTTGCTGCTATTTGATTTAACTTCATATCTTTATTCCTTTGATCTGTTTAAAACTGTGTTGGCCACTGCTAATAGAAATGTTATTCTACCGGCGGCTTTGTCTATGTCACCCTTGGCACAGGCCAACTCATTGCGAGCTTTGGCTAATTCAGCAACAATACTTCTCAGTAGTTCGCTGTCTGTCTTTGTATCAAGTATATCCATAAATCTTTTTCCTACTTTATATTTAACT